ATTGATTGTCCGGTTGTTGGCGCATAGCCTGGTAGCGCAACCGACATTCCGGCCAGCGGCCCGCTGAGGTTAGTCGTTGCTCCGGGCGTGCCGAGGCCGAGTACATTCGAAAGTGCGTTCCCGCTAAATACAGAGCCAATGCCGCCGCCGGCAAGCCCGAGGGCCTTCGTGATCGCAGCAAGCGGTCCGCTGCTCAACGCCGCGGGCAGGGAAGAGGTAGCCATTGCCGACATTGCGGACAGTGGATTCGTCAGCGGGTTCGCCGCCGCCATCGATATCGCGGAGGCGGGGTCCGCGGACGATGGATCGGAGGCCGAGGTCTGTCCGCTGATTGTTTGGTAAATTTTCGCGAGCCAACCCACGGTTTTATCCGTGTTGGTCATGATCGCGGCCTGTGCGGCATCCGGAATCGCCTTGTTGCCGGGATCGAGCATCGTCCCCTTGAGTGTTTTCCCCCAGCTACCCGGGATCGCGCCCGCAACGCCCTGACCCGCCTGCTGCAGCATCGGCCCGACGACATTACCGAACAGCGTTCCGCCTTCGCTCAGCGCGTCTTTTTTGAGCAGCAACCCGAGCGCGCGGCCCGCGCCGACCTGGCGGTTCGTTAACGCGTCGAAAATCGAAACGGCGTCTTTGTGGTATTTTTCGAGATTTTTCTCGCGGAGCTCGTCGAGCGATTCTTCGTACTGCGCCTGCGCCTGGTAAACCGACTCGGCTGCCTGCTTCGCGTTGGCTCCGTTGTCTTTTATTTTTTGGTCTGCATCGTCATAAAGGTTGATGCGTTTTTGCTCGATATCGAAGATCTGTTTCGCCGCCGTCAGTTGCGCCTGCATATCGGCAGCCGCGCCCTGCGCTCCGCCGGGTCCGCCGCCGCGGGCGGAGTTCGCGCGGATCGTGGCCTGCAGCTGGCGACGCACCTGCGAGGAATCGGAGGCGGCGAGATCGCCGCCCGCGACGCGCTTCGCGGCTTCGGTTTTGTTGTACTCGTCGAATTCGTGCGGGTCGCGGCTGTGTTCGAGATCTTCGAGCAGGCCGCGGCGCTGGCGCTCTGCACTCGTTATCTGCCATTCGCCGAACGCGCTGGCGATGCCAACTGCGTCTTTGTCGAGCTTCACTTGATACTGCTTCAGTAGCTCTGCGGTGATGGCCTGCTCGACAGCAAGGCGCGCGGTCGTCAGAAGACCGTCGGCCTTTAGCTGGTCCTGAATGGCCTGACGATCGGCTTTGATCTTTTCGGTGTCCGACAGTTCCTTTGCCGACAGCGTCCCCAGTTCTTTGTTCGCGCCGATGACACCCTGATCCTGGCGCTTCTTCAGCTCGCGTGCTGGGGCTCCCGCTTCGCGCTGTTCCCGCGCCTCTTTGTCGTCTTGCTGCTTCTGCGCCGCTATTGTCTTCGCCTGCAGGTCGCCGACGTGACTGGTGTCCCTCGTAACAAGTTCACGCGCGGTTTCTAGTTGCGGCCTGAGCACGTCGTCGCGATGACGGAGAGCGGCGAGCGCGTCCCTGTCAAGTGTGTCGACTGCCTTACCGCTAGCGTCCCAGTTGCCGCGATTGGAGGTACCGGCTTTTATTTTGGCGTTATCCTCCGCAATACGTCGCTGTAAAATTGTCACAGCGTCTGTGTCGCTTACGAGGTCTGCCCCTGCGTATCCGCTTTCCGCGCGCAGGCGTTCGGCTTTTCCCTGCTCGCGCTCGATCTTGTCGAGCTTAAAAGTTCGGTCCTCGCTCGCTGCTTTGTCATACTCCGCATTGAGCTTCTTCATCTGCTCAAGCGCGAGTGTTTCCGCCTTAACCACCGGATCCCACTTATTGTAAAGATCGCCCACCTTGCCAATCATCTGGCCGAGGACCTCTACAAACGCCACCGCGCCGAGGAGCGGAAAAAGGCTCTGGAGGAGTGGCCCGAGGCCCAGTACATTCACCGCCATCTGCCCCAATGCGCGCGTGGGAAGGCGACCTTCCATGAGCGCAAATTCCGCGTTCGCCGCAGCAATCGCCGGAACCATCCGTGTCGTGGCTTCCGTAACCTGAACCGTCGCGGCGGCCTGTGCTTCAGCAGCTTCCGACTGCTCTCTTGTCGCCGCTGTATATTCAACTTGTGCCGCGGTGGCACTCTTCGTCGCGGGTGTCAACGCTTCGAGCGACGCCTTGAGCTCCCGTTGCTTGACGACGAGGCCGTCCAGCGCCGCGCGTTCCTCCGTTGCTACTTTCGAGATCTCATCCGCAATCTTCGTATGGCCGGCGGTGACCGCCTCCGCCATCTGCTTTTCGGCATCGGCGACGCGGTTCGCGGTCTGGCGCATTTCTAGCCCGGTCGCGGTGATCTGCGCCTTCATCACGGTCATCTTGGCCGTGATCTGGTCGATGGTCTCGGCGCCGGTTTGGGCGACGTTGAATTTGATATCGTAAGCCATCTAAGCTCTGTTTATTGCCCGTTCCTGCGCATTTTCATCGCGCGCCTTCTGCGCTTTGAGAATCCCGACCGCGTCGTAAAATGATCCCGGCCACGCTTCGGCCGAACCGAATGGCGACTCGCCAACGGCCTGCGCCTGACTGAATATCTGGACCAGATCGTCAGCGCGCGTGTCGCGCAGCACGTCCGATTTCGCGCACGCGGCCGAACGGATCTCATCGATATCGACGCGGATCCGTTTGATGCCTTTCGTGGTTTCGAGATCCAGCGGATAACCCGCGCTCCACCACTCGCGCGGATCCGGCCCATACTGATACCAAAAAGAAAGCCTCTTCAGGAAGACGCGCTTCGCCGGCTCTACGTCCTCCGGATGCCGCGCTAAGCAGCGGCGGGCAATGTAGAGTCGGCGGGATTCGCAGGCGGCGCAATCGTACTCGTCAGTTCGCCATCCGCCTGCGCGCCGGAAGTGGAAGGCAAGGGTAAATTTCGCGCCGCCGCGGCCGACAGATATCCGTTCCCGTTGATCGATTCCACCAGCTCATCGAAAAGCTCATCCGGGCCGTTCTCGACCAGTAGCGCCGCGCTGGCAGCTTTCCCGTCATAAGTCAGCGCTTCCGCGCCGCCGAAACTCTTCACGGCCGCCATGATGAACGCCGGATGAATCTGCGCACGCACCAGCGCGGAGGCCTCATCGCTGATAGCCTGCAGCTCCATAGCCAGCACCAGGGTTTCGCCCCGGAGTTCCGCTTCGATCGGCCGGCCTTCCTCATCTCTCGGCGACAGCGCGATCGCCGCGACGAGTTTTTGCCGCACGTCTTCATGGCGCATCGATAGCTCGCGCTGCTTCGCGCGGGCAGCGGAAACGGAAAGCTCCACTTCCGCGCGGCGTTTCGGCCCCATTCGTTTCAGGGTCACGATAACGCCCGGGAAGGCGGTCGATTCGAGCGTGTAAGTCGATTTGAAATCCATTGGTCCTTTTTGAATGCGAATATCAGGTAGTGACCGAAGCCGAGGTAATAGACCTGATGGTGTCGAGCCGTTCCGATGAGGAATGGAATGCCAACTGCGATGCGGTCAAGCTTCTGTTTGGCGGCTACTATCCGGACTTTTGGTACGCCGCGATCATCCGGTCCGGCTGCATGGCTCTGACCGTCGCGGGCTTTAAGTCAGCACCATATTCATTTCGTCCGTGACCGTGATGCTCGTTGCGTTCGCGCCCGAGCTGCCGAACTTGATGTTCAGGCCCGCGCCCGACTCTTCCCATGAATTCGCGCCGATCTGAACGTTGTTCAGGTTGATCGTCACGATGGAGCCGGCCACATTGCCGAATGTGAACGCCAGCGTTTGCGGCGCCTTCGTGAAGGCGGCCGCCTTCAGCGCGTTCAGGAGCGTGGAATCGGAATCGATGCAGGTGATGTTCGATACCGAAATCAGGCGCTCGCCGCCGAGGAAGCCGATCGTATACGGATCGGTTACCGCATCGGACACACCTTCAACTCCCATCTCCATGTTGATTTCCGCGGTTCCGCGGACTTCATAAACCGTCGAGCCGCCGATCGAGAAGCCGGCGCCCGAGCCGAAGCCCGGAAGAATGTTGCCGTTGACTGTGACGGTCGGCTCCGCAGGGAAGGTGGTCAGGCCGCTCGCCTGAGAGCCCTTACCCGCGAGCGGAGCATCGAAGCCGCTATAGGGGAAATTGACGCTGTCGCCGACACCCACGGCGCCGCCCGAAATTTCCATGTCGAGGAAATTCGCGCCGCCCGTAAACTTCACGCTCTGCGGAATGGCGCCCATAACGTAACGGTTGGTCGGATTCGTGAGCCCGGGCGTCTTGTTGTAGTCGAGGAAAAGCAGATAGTTCAGTGCGTCGGTCAGGCTATACGTCACGCTCACGCCCGCGGAGACCGCTCCCGTGGCGCCGAAGATGGCCTGCAGGATCGGATCGTCATCCGGACGCGTGCCCGCGGCGCCGGACGGGAAGAACGGCTTCTGGAGCGTCCACGAACCGCCCTGGCGGCCGCGAATTCCCTTCAGGCGCGACCGAAAGCCGGTCTTATATGTCGGTGAGTTCAGCCCGTTACCGGCGATCGGGCCGAAGGTATTGAAGCGGACCCGTTGAGCCGCGGCAGACGTCCAGACGCCTGTCGTGTTGGGTATAGTGCGCGGATCGGTGATGATCTGTGCATAGAGCGTTCTGTCGCGCGAATTGCTGAGATTCAGAGCGTAGTAGGACATGTTTTGGTTTTTCCTTTAGGCCCGGCGGGCGCCGGGGTGAGATAGGTTGCGCGGGAACCGCCTCGCGTGGTTTGTTGAAGATCTGTGAGAGAGTTGAGCTATGAGCGAATTCAGGTTTTTCGGAAGCGAAACGATCCTGCCCGGCGACATCGCGCTTTCGCGCTATGGGCAGATCGTCGAAATGGAGCCGGCTGCCGCAACCGCTCTGATCGTGGCGTCGCCGCCCGCACTATTGCTTCCGGCGGATCTGTGGGATGAGATCTTCCTGCCCGGGCCCGAGACCGACGCCGAGCTGGCTAAATGGGCCTCCGCGACGATCCACGCGACCGTGCCCTCGGCTGATACGAATGCGCCCGGGGAGTTCCTCGCGCGTACTAAGGCTGTGCGCGACGCCTATCACGAATTCCGGCAAGGCCTGCTCGAATCCGTGGTGAAAGCCGCCAAAGATGGAACGCTGAAGACCACATTCGCCGAGGACCGCAAAACGGCTCCCGAACCGAAGCCGTGACAGCCCCGGGCAAATTGCAATGGCATCATTTCGACCCTGACGATGCGCCTGAGGTCCTGACCTCGATATCGCCGGAGTGCCAGGAGGGCCGTCACGCCGAGTGCCCCGGTATATACAAAGATCCCGACGCCGGCGGAGAGCTTATATTCTGCGTTCATCCGTGGCACAAGCTGCCCGGAGCCTGCTAGCCTCCGATATAGGCTTCGAACTGAGCGACGAATTTAATCGGCACGATCCAGTTCTCGCCGTCCTGTCCGCATTTACCCCGCGTGGATGAAATCTCGAACGCGTAGAGCTTCCCGGATCCCGTCAGATTCGCCTGTGCGCTGAAGCTGTTCATCGTGGTGATCATGGCGTCTTCGCCGGCATCCGCCCACGGCTCGAAATCGCGTACCTTCTCGCCCAGCACGCCCATATACAGATCGAGATTGATCCGCACGTTGCCGGACCAGGTGGCATTGAAGAGCTTCTGATTGCCGCCGGCCACGAACGGGGCCGCGCCGGCGCCATACACCGCGAGCAGATTCAGATTCGCGACGCCCGAGTCTTCCGTGTCCACGTAAGCGATATTCGCCTGGATGACATTCTTACTTCCAGGTTGAAAATTGAAAACCACTGCGGGCACTCCATACGCTATGCACGAGGCGGCCAGATTAGGATTCAGCGCGAGCGACAGCTGCGCCATGACCGCGGCGCGCACAAGCGCAATGGGTGATGTCACGCCGCGCGGCCCCGCATGCGCATTTCGCTTCTCGCACCCATGTCGTTTTCCATCTCGTGAACGTCCTGATCGGAGGCGTCGAAAAAATGCCGGCGGGGCATCGTAAGGGTTGCCTTCGCGGCCTTCAGCCGGCGCGCATTACGCGGTTTGTAGCCGTAAGACGCTTCCTCGAATCCGCCATATCCGAGCCGTGTTCGAATCGTCGCGCCCTCGTTGTGGACTTCCGCCAGCAGCGCTGCGCGTTCATCGTAAAACGCCAGGCTGCCGTTGACCGCTCGCGTGTTCGAATCGCCGTCGTCGGTCAGGGATCCGGCAGTGGCCATAATCGCCTGCAGCATGTGCGGAGCGTTGCGGCCGCGCAGATCGACGGTGCCTGCGCTGCGTCCGAATTTCTCCTTCGATTTGGCATAACCCGGCGAATAGGGCGCGAATGATGCGCCATCGGAATCGACGCCGGCCGCGGTCCGCTTGAGAATGCGGGTGCGCTGCCGCTGCAGGGCGTAAAGCAAATCGCCCTCGGTCGGCAGCGCCGCGGTCATCAGGCTCCGGACCTCGGTCACGGGATCGGCGCCATTCTGCGCTGTGAAAGTAGCTGTCATTCTGGCTTTGCGTCTTTCTGGCTTTCTGGCTTTCGGGCTTTCTTTACGCGCGGCTTCGGAAAAGCGCGGGCCAGTGTGGTGCGCTTGATGTCCACGATGTTGACTTTTGGAACCGTCAACCACATCCGAACGTTGGTCGCGGCATCCTGGCACTCCGTTCCGATGACGATCGAATCTGGTGTCTCCTTGATCAGAAAGCCAATTTCGTGGAGCTCCGCGAGGCCACCAAGCTCAGTGATCGCGTGTTCGTTCATGCTGTGTATCGCATCGCGCCACTTGAGGTAGATGATGGTCATTGGTCTTATTTCCCGAACCACCAGAGCGAAAGGTAAATGCCCGTCACTGTGCCAGCCACACCGCCCAGGGTGTAACCGATCCACGGGATCAGCGTGGTGTCGTCCGCCTTCGCGATCTTGCGCAACACGAAGAAACTCAGGGTGCCGAGCGTCGTGTCCGTCAAAATGGCGGCAGGGACGTTGGCCTGGGCCACTGCGCGCCATGACAGCGTGCAGATCGACCAGCTGAGGAACTGCATGGCCGCGAGCTTCAGCGCGTCTTTCAGGGCGACGCTCAAAGCGCGACCATCCACTGATGCCGGCAATTCCAGCCACCGGCCGTTATCAGGACATTGGGCAGCTGGTGATTATTCATCCGCCCGATTTCATCGCGCGTGTACGTTTTCGCGGCCTGAAGTAAGTGATCGCAGAATGGCCTGGTCAGCGAATCGTCCGGGCCTTCGTACTCGTAGCGGATCTTCATCTCCGGAAGATCCTTTTCGATGACGGCGAACGCCTGCGCGGTCGCGGTCCGGTAAAACATGACCTGAGCCGTGTCCGCGATCGTTTCCGCCTGCGCCGTCGTTTTCCCGAGCGACTTCGAAAGGGTTGCCGCCAAGTCCGAAACTTTCAGTCCGGCGAATCCGAACATCGCCTGCCGCTTGGCGCCGGCCGCCACAGCCTGCGCAGCCCCCTGAAGCGAGTCGACGGTTGAGGCCTGCTGCGCGGTCAGCGTTTGCTTCTCCTGCGCGCGGATCACGTCGCGCACGCTGTATCTCTGCATGGGCGGCGATCCCTCGGGCGGAATGGAGCCCTGACCGGGTATTTCCTTATTCCCGTCCTTCGCGCCCGGCGATGCCGTTATGGGCTGCGGTGTGGCCTGCCGTTCAGCCGCGGTTTGTTTCTCCTGTGCGCGGGCTGTATCGCCGACATTCCCGAGCGGCGTTTTCAGGCTGTCGGAGATCTTGTCGAGGATCTCATCGAGAAACGGTAACTGGCCGGCGAACTGGCCCGCATACGATCGGTTCAGCGCGCTGAAGCCGGCATCTTCCAGCTCCGACATGAAAATGTCATCGACGCTTCGAAGCACGCGCCGATTCGCCGCAGTACCCGCGATGACGCCGTTCTTATCGACGGTCAGCCGGCGAGAGAGGTCCGCAATCGTCCGCGCGGTCGCGATGGCTACCAGCTGGTCGAGCCGCTGCTCATATGCCGAAACCGAGGCCGTGACGTAGCGATCGTGCGCTATGACTATCTCGTGAACGTCGCCCATTTTGTTGCAGAATGATAGCTGTGATTTACGTTTGCGAGTGGTGCGAAAACAGCGACATTCCCGCCAGCAACCCGGAATTGTGCCGCGTTAGGTACTGTCAGCGCTGCAGATGCGAGACCTGGCACTGGCCGAAACCAATCGTCCCCGTCAGTTCAGATGCGCTGAAAACGTCGTGAGGCAGTTCGCGCCATCGTATGTGAAGGAAAGAAGATCGATTGCGCTCGCGGCATTGGTAAGGGTGACCGCGCCCGCACCTGCCGACGCCACTTTCCAGACGCAGCCGGTGCCGAGAATCAGGCCTTCACCTCCGGTCGCGTCTTGAGTGAGCTCCAGTTTGTAATCGCCGCCGGCGACGAGGCCTGTAAGGTTCAGCGTGCGGCTGCCGGAATGCGCGGTGAACGTCAGCGAAGCCCTGGCATTCAAAACGCCTGCGATAGCCCATGTCACAGTTGCGGCATCGGTAAGAACCGCGAGCACGTTCGGCCCGAGCATGGCGGGAGTGACCGCGGCAACGCCCGGCGCGATCAGATTCCAGTCATGGGACAATCCGCACACATACACGTTGGCGCCGGGAACGCCGTCCGAGGCCGTCGCCATATGCCCGTTGTGACAGCCGCCGGCGAAAGTGGAGAAGGGCCTGAGCGGCATCGGCGCCACCCACTCGGCTCCCGAGTTATCGACCTTTTGCTGCGCCAAACAGGAGACCGCGAGAGCGAGGATAAGCAATAGAATTTTCATGCGCGATTGAGTGTCCTTTGGAAAAACAGATTGCGATCGGGAAATTGCCCGCTCTGGAGAACCGGCCCGGTTGTCGTCGGCGCTGCGGCGAGCGTGTAGCTTAAGGTCGCTATCGGGATCGGCGAAACGTTCTGTAGCGTAAGCGCTCCGCCGGTCGCCGCGGCATAGACATTCCAGCCGGAAGCGTTCAGCGGAACGACCTGGCCGTCGGCAATGCCAACCTTATCGGGCGCGCCATTCGGCGGATTGAGCCCGGCGATCGAGGCGGAAAGATGCTGCGATGCCGCGAGCTGGAAGGCGACGACGAGAGCGCCGGGTCCGCTTTCTCCGTTCCCTTTGACCGCGGGCGAAATGTACTGGCTCTGATCGACGTATGTAATCGCGATGTCATAGAGCGCTGCGGCGGCGGATCCGCCGGCAACGCCCGAGACGCTGGAGGGTCCCCACGCGCCCGCGTTGACTGCATGAAGAGCGCCAGGACATTCGAGCGGCCGGAAGACGATCGGCAGCCCGTTGGCTCGCAACGTTCCCCAGGCGCTCGCGGCGGCAGCTGCGTAGCGAATGAACTTCGCCTCATACCGGTCTTTGATCTTGCGATTGGCCGCAGCCCGGTAGAAGTTGCGGAGCGCCAGATAAGAGAGCCAGGTCTGCAGGGATGAAACATCGTCCGCATAAGCTGAGCTGACAACAATCTGCGCTGGTTTAACCCGGGGGATTGAAGCGGCCGTATAACTGGCGCTGAGGACGGCCCAGGAACCGCCCCCGGCGAGAGAGGACGCGCCATACCAGGTGTTGTAAAGCTGCTGGGCCCGCAGGATCTCGTTTTTCGCCTCCGCCCATGCCTGCCGGATGATGCCGCCGGCGCCGTCGACGGTAATCGATTCGGCGGTGGCTACATCGCTGATCTCGCCGTCGATCTGCGTGAGATCCACCGCGGAGGTGATGACGTCGGAATCGGAGAAGAGGGCCATCAGCGTTAAACTCGTTTCTTTGTGCAGGACAACCCCACAATGAAGCGGAGAAGCCGCGAGGCGAAGAATCCGCCGCAGCCCGCTGGCGGACCAGGGGAAGGCGGGAGTCGAGAGACTCCCGCCTTTCGTCACTCAGTAGCGATACAGCGCCTCATCGATGAGGTGCGTCTGGAACGCGAATCGCCCGGCGCCGCCTCTTTCGACCGCGCGCACAATCGGCACAACCGGTCATAGGCTGGCGGGGCGCCGCTTACTGCTCGAGCCAGGCCTGAACAAGAGCCGTCGGAGACCCCGTGACGACCTGCGCATTTAAGCGCAGTGCGGTATTGGTCGCCCCGAAGCGGCAGGCCGGGATCTGATAGCTCCGGACGGACTGCGTCGCGCCCTCGGCTTCAGCTACGCCCGCGAAGGTTACGGACCAGGGCTGCAGCGCATCCGAAAACGGGGTTACGTTGGCGGTGTCTTCGAGCGCGATTTGAATATTCTGCGCTGAAGTCAGCCCGCGCACGCGGATTTTGACAGTGAAGCCGCCGGTCAGCGCGGCGGTGTTGAGCGAGCCGGTGATGGCGCCGGTCGAGGTGACCGACTGCTCGCCGGTGGTGATTGCGGAGATTGTTGACATGCGTTTTTAATTTCCTTTTGATTTGAATTTTGATCTAGCTTCGCGCGGGCTTTTGGTCTGGCTTCGCGGGCTTCACGTCCCGATCCGCCAGCGCCACGGCAAGGGCGCGCTGCAGCTGATCGTCGGAGACCGCGGTTTCGAGGCGCACGGTCTGTTTCTTTTCGAGCTCTGTTCTGTTGATGGCGTCGGTGCGTGCTCTCAGCTCGGAGTGATAGCGGTCGATTTCGTCGACGGAAGCCAGCTTATGGGTGGCCCCGGCGATCCAGCGCGCGGCGTACTCCCGCGATGCGGCGCTCACTTTACCAGCAGCCGTACCCGCCAGTTCGTTGTCGATCGAGACGATATAAACCGGATCGTCGGGACCGCCCGGCAACCCTTTTTCCGCCTCGCGAACCGCTCTCCAGTATTTATTGACATCCATGGTGTGTCGTTTGATCCTTTGGCTTTCAGCGGACCGGAGCATTCCAGCCCGCTGAAAACGAAGCAAAAGCGAACTAGGTGCTCTGGACGTCGACGGCGAAGTTCTGCCGCAACGGCGCGCAGCCGTAGAGAACGTCGACCGTGAACTGCTGAGCGAGCGTGTTCGGCTGATAGCTCATCGTGACGCGCATGCCGAAATTGCCCATCTCGGCATACTCGGCGATCGCGCCGGTGCCGGGAAGCGGCATCGGGAGACGGCGAACCACCAGGCCGATGGCATCACGGACGAAGGCCAGATTGTGATAGAGCGTCGAGACTTTCGTGATGTACTGCGAACGGAAGATGTCGAAGCTCGTTCCGCGTAGCACCATACCCTCAGCGATCGGGCTGGGCTGGCCATTGATGACATAGCCGGCCGTCTGCAGCTCGGTGTACCGCGGGATCTGGCGCAACGCCGTATAGGGGTTGTCGCCCACGATCAGGATTTTGCGCTGGCCGCCGGGAATCTTGGCGTTGAAGAGCGCCTGCTCCGCGGCGTTCAGCACGGCTTCCGTGATGGCCGCTGAGCCGCCCACTGCTGCGTTGGCGGTGTAGAGCGAATACATTGCGAGCAGATCCGTTTCGATCTTCTCGGCAATCGCGATCACGGCCGGCTGCATATAGACTTTGAGCAGATCGGGCGTCGCCAGAATGCGCGTTACGTCCGGAATCTGGAACGTTGCTTCCATGTGCGTGTTCAGCACGATTTGCGCGTTGCCGAGTGCCGGGTTCTGTGTGGTGACGGTGCCGGCTTCAGCGATGTTGTTCGCTGTGAGCTTGGGCGAGATCGGCACATTGACCGTGTCGCCTGCGCTGGCGAGCGTGGGCTCGAAATCGCGGTTCACCAGGTTGCCCATGAGGAGATTACCGACGAGCGCCGGGAGGGCGTCGGCGGCGACGAGTTTGACGATGGCTTGCGCCACATTTGCTGACGTAATTGCTGGCATGCTGATTCAGGCTCCTTTTGCCTTGTTGTGCTGCTGTGACACGCCTGGCTTAGGAGCCGTTGGCTGTGTTTTTGTTGACTGGAAAGGTGGGGCTACTTAATACCGGCGGCGGATCGCACGGCTTCCCAAGCGGCGTCGCGGGCCTTCGGATCCATGCCCGGCTTGATGTCTTCGAACTGGACCTGGCGGCCGGCGATCATACCGACACCCTGGCGAGCGCCAGAGGAATCGACCTGTTTCGGCGCGAGAAGATGAGTTTTCAAGGCCATGCGGGTTTTAATGAAATCGCCGACGGGAACGAAATCGCCGCCATAGAGCACGCCGTCGTCTCCTCGCTTCACTTCATCGCGGAGCGCGCGGAAAGCGTCTTCGCGGGCATCGTCGGACGCGAACTGGAAGTCGCCAAGCGAACTGCGAATAGCTGCATGGCGTTCCTTTTCCTCCGCCTGCGCGTTGGTCTTTTTGTTGAGCTCTTCCGTGGCCGCGTTCTTTTCCTCGAGCGCCTTGAAGCGGGCCGCGAAATCCTTGTTGGCGCGCTCGAGGGCTGCGTATGCGGGGTCGCGCTTTGCGGCAGCTGCGGCATCGGCGGCTGCAGTCGCAGCAGCGGCATCTGCCGCGGCCTGCGCGGCTGCATCGTCGGTTGACGCCTTTGGTGCGTATTTTGCCAATTCGGCCGTGAACTTCCTATCGGAGGCCGTTTGCGATGCCGTGATGGCTTTCGTTACCTCGGCCATCAGCGAAGTCTGAAACGCGGCTGCATCGAACGCTCCGGTTCCTCCGCCGGTGCCGCCGGTTTCTTCGAAGAGTCGGGACATCAATCCAAAATGTTTCATTTTTCCTTTATGTGGTTAGCTCGAGTAGCCCGCGAGCGATTGCGAGAACAGCGCCTGCTGCGTTACCGCCGCGGCGGCCGCCAGATCGGAAATCGTCGGCGCGGCATCGATCTCGGCATCGATGGCGGCGTAAACTGCCGGGTTCGCGTCCTGCAGCCCGATGCGCACGAGCTTTTTCTGTATTTCCTTTGCGAAGGTGTCGGACTGAACGTTCTCGGCCTGAATAGCGCTGAGGAATTCCACGTCCTCGGCTCCGCCCTTGTCGGCGAAATCGAACCCGCGAATGTCAGCCGCTATCTCTGCATAGCCGCGGATCGTCAGCACGTCATCGAGCACGCCCTGCATATCGGTGCGGAGGTTGTCTCCAAAGCCTTCCTGCGCGTCCTTCGAAGGCGATTTATCCTGTTCCTTCGAAATGCCGGATTGCGCCGCGGGCGTTGCCCGCCCGCTTCGCGCCTGATCGATCAGATAGCAGGATCGATAGACGTCCTCGCGCAGTTCGTGTAAACGCTCACGATGCGTCTGCATGGCCTTGCCTTCCGGCTCAAGCCATTCGGCGCGCGTTTCCTTATCGGGAAAGTGCAGCCACGAGACCTCGCTCATCGTCGGCGTGTCGTCGTAGGGTCCGAAAATCGCCAGCATGGCGAGGGCGGACTGGAAGATCTGCCAGTCGAGCGCGTTCTCCATATTCAGGTGCTTCAGCAGCGGCAGCATGACGCGATCGCCGAACCACATGCCCTCCGGCGCATCGCAGCGCCGCAATGGCACGCGCTGGTGATCGCTCAGCGCGTGGCGCCGCGGATAGCCCGCGACGAGGGCCGCGTTCTCTTCTTTTGCTGCCGCGCCCGGGCCAGCCTCAAATAAAACTTCGTATGCTGCTACCTGATCGGGCGTGTAGATATACCAGCAAACACGCACCTGGGTTTCGCCCAGAAGGGCAGCCTCGAACGTTTGCACCTTCAATACCACCCAGATCACATTGCCGTAATCATCCGTTTTCCAGTTGAGAACGCAGGTCGGGTCATAAGTCAGAATGACCGGATCGAGAGCGCCCGCAGCTTCCTGTTGTGCCAGCGATCCATACTGCGCGCCGGCGGAATCGGGAAGATCGATCAGCAGCCACGACCTGCCGAAAACGATCTGGTGCGCCAATACCTGCCGCCACTTATCGGCATAGGCGCCACCGTGGTGATCGCAGTCGAGCTCCCACTGGGCGATCCACGCAGCCGTGTCGGCGGGCACGGCATCCTGCGCCGCTTTGATGTCCGCGATTGCGCTGACCCGGGTCAGGATATCCGGCTCACGCGCGAACATCGACGAAACGTACCAGCCGGCGATATTGCCAAGCAGGTTCGAATAGTTGAAGTTCTCCTGGCGCGACGCGAAGACGTCGGCATGCTCTTTTACCCGACGCATGAGAACCTCGCCACAGTTCTCCTTCAAGACCGAACCGCCACCATAGAGCAGGCCCAGCTTTCGCCAGGCACCCTTGTAGAGGCTATATTCGGGGTGCTCGGCATCGAGCGCCTTAATCGGAACTGCAGCTGGAAAGTCCATCAGGCCTGGATGTAAGAAACGAGCAGCCCGTCCGCCGCGGTGTCGGCGTCGATGTAATAGTCGGCGGCATTCATCTGATTGCCGTCCGGACCGTTAACTTTCAGCGGGTCGACGATGCCCGTCGCTGTGGGCTTAAGGAACGCCTTGATGACGCCGACACCGGTCGATTTCACGAGCGTCGACACGCCGAAGTACGTATTGCCGGCATTTCCGGGCACCGGCGAGATGATGAGGCCGTAACATGGCGTCGGCGTCGCTGTGACGCGCACCGGCGTGCCGGGAGTGACGCAGGCGATCTTGCCGAGAGGGACGATAATCATTAGGCGTCGGCCTTCTTTTGCTCCGCCTCGTCTTCGGGCAGGACCGGCGCGATGCCGGCTATCAAACGTTTTGCAGTGGCGTGCGTGTGCGGGTCGACCGCGTGCTTCGCGGCCTCGTTCAGCAGAAACAGAATTGCCTCTTCGATTGGGTGCATTTTGTTGTATCCTCTATAACCGGTTAAAGAAGTACTTCCGATTGCGGGCCGCCGCGCTGCCGGACCGGAAACTCGCGATGAATCAAATAGCCCAGCGCGTCAGAAACATGGGTACGGCGCGGATCGCGCTTGTCCATTGAGGCCGTCAGGTTGCCCGAAGCATCCGGCTTCCACGACACCTGTTCAAAATCGCGGACCAATTCCCTGCACTTCGGATCCACAAAAAGCCGTGCCTCGCCGAGCGAGTTGCACAGCATCGAATTGACGGCCGTAACGCGGTCTTTAACCGGCGGATCCGCCGATGGGACCTTGAAATTAAAAACGAACCGACGGTCGTTGCGGAAGTACTCGCGAACTAATTCCCAGTCCGATGCGCCCGCGTGCGTGCGGGCATTGCCGGCGGCGTCGCCGTACACGTTCACGCGGATCTGGCCGCGTTGTTCCGCCCAGGGACCGGCCCGTCTCGCAAATTCCGCGCAGACCTCGCGAATGTTCGAATCCGGAAGGCAGATTTCGCCCAGCACCCGAACCGTGGCGCCGCGCCTGCCCATCAGCGCTTCCGCTCGTGTTCCCGATTCCTCGATCTGCACGATCAGGCTGCACATCGGGTCGACGTTGAAATCGAGTGTCCAGCAAAGCTGGTTCGAATACAGGAAGCCCTGCGGCGCGATATTCAGCGCGCGATTGAACGCATAGTAGATGGCGCCCGTCGCCATGTTCTCGAAGCTGCCCTGATATTCCTGGCGGAAAGTCTTCTCGTCCAGATCCGCCGCGGAGGACTGGATTTCCTCGCGCGAGACATTTCCACCGTCTTCCGTTGTGAACTGAAACGCCGCCCAATCGAGCTTCAGCCGGGCTTCCTGCCAGAGGTCGTAAAAGAACCCCATGCCCTTCGGCGTGCCGATAAACAGGGCCTTCCCCATCCGGTCCGAAAGCATTGGCCGGATAACCTCGGTCCACGCCTGGGGATGCATGTCCGCTACTTCGTCCATCACGACGAAATCGAGGCCTTCGCCGCGGAGGTTGTCGTAGTTGTCCGCGCCGCGCAGTGCGATGACCGCGCCGCATTTCAGCTCGATCGATAAATCGGTTTCATTCGGACGCCTGCGCCAATACGGCCGGGTGAGAGCCTTGAGCTGCTTCCACGCCACCCGTTTCGCCTGCTTATAGGTAGGCGCTACATACCAACAAACGCGTTCGGAAATCGGTGTCTGGCTGAAATCCGGATCTATGGCGGCCCGCAGAAGTGCCACGCACGCCAGAAACGTCTTGCCGAATCGCCTGCCTGCGACCAACACGATGAAACGCTTCAGGCAGCTGAAAACATCGCCTTGCGGCGGCCGGAGTCTGACTTCGACAGGGCCGCGTCTCACTCATTGCAGCGGGCACGGACATCAACGCTGCTGGATGGTGACGATGAATGGAGGCGGGTCTGCATTGTCGTCAGATTTATTGAGATCGCGCGTGCCGTAACGGTCAGGGAAGCGGCCCCGCTGGCGGAACATCAGCAGAGCGTCCGATTTCTTCCAGACGCCGAGGATCTCGCCTCGCGCAAACTTGAGAATCGTCCTCCCCGTGATCGGATCAGTGGTGGTGAGCTGCAAGCCAGTCTCGGGATCCAGACACGGAATCTGTTCATACGAAAACTGACCCTGAAACACGAGTGGCTCGAAGACACCTTTGTATGCGCGGACCGAAACCTCGTCTTCGTAAGCGTCATCGCCTTCCGCCATCGCTTTGGCGAACCGGTCCGGATAACGGGGATCGGCGTCCATCCACTTGTAGTGCGACGTCCTGCCGACTTTAGCCTCTTCGGCCGCCTGCTTGATACTGCCGGTGATGGCGATCGCGGCGAGAAAAGCGCGCTGCTTATTGCGCAGCGGGGATTTGAGCTTTCGTTTGCGCTTCGGCGCGGCCGCTGCGGGCGGCGTTTTCGCAGCTCGCTTTGTCGTTTTCGGTTTCACTGTGAAACAACTGACTTTTCGCGCAGATCGAACAGCGCCTTCGCTGCTTCGCGCGATGCCTTCCACTCCCGGTAATCGATTGAGCCCAGCGCCGGCCGGCATTCAGCCACGTCCCGCGCGGCTGCCGGGCAACCCGTATACGCCAAAAGAAACGCCTGCCAGTGCCGGGTGAACGTTAGAGCGTGTTCCATTAGCGCCGCATCTGGCTCGGCTGCTATCGATACCGCGAACAGCAGCACGCCGAGGAGCGCATATCGCTTCACCCGATCTCCGGCATAGCTTGCACAATCAACTGCAGCCGCTGCTTCAGGAGCGCTTTAAGCGCCGCATTTTCGCGCGCCTGCTTCATCGCCTCGGCGTGCCACGCTTCCGCGGTGGCCTTCCAGGCCGCGGCGTCTTCGAGAAGTGCGGCCTTCTCTTCGAGGGATAGCTTCCACATTTCAGCCATCAAGACTCGGATCCCACGCGCACTGCTGGCCGTTCGGTCCGTAACACCAGCGCGCCTTCGCGGCTCTCGTGTCGACGTGGATATACCCGCCGTGCACAGCAACGCCGATCCCGCCCGCGGCGAACGCCGGTACCTGCAGCGCCTCC